TATAATTACCTACCATGCCAATAGCAATTTTCGTCGGGGTTCTAACCCTCGTAGCATACACAAATGTCGGATCTATCGTTCTTCAATAACATATTAATCAATACCCCTGCAGGTGCTCATGGCCTTTTGGAATTTGGTTTCTTTGTAGCAGTAGGAATTACTGCAGGGTCATTAGGTATTATATAATGGATCACATCCTCAGTAATACTATATTAGTAATGGGTCAAGTGGTTTTTATCTTTGCATTATTTCTGATGATGGTTGACAAGATATAAATTTATTATATAATAGAAAGACACTCTTCAAAAAAATGCCTAACAACATCACTTATGATCAGACTGATACCAGAGAAAACGGTTCTGCTGAAAAAGCATTTGATGAATTAGGAAAAGAATTAACAGAAGAAAAATTTAAATTAAGACAGAATTCTTTAAGGTTATTGATGGCAAATTTCGGATCATCATCTCCTGCAACAGCAATATATGAATGTGCTCATGAGTGGTGTGAGAAACAATATACCACAAATGGGCTTGCCAATTATTTCAAAGCATATTATACTGGCGAGAAATATAAATAAACTGTCTTAAATGACAATACATAGAATTAGGTTATCAAAAATGCAAAAGTTAATTAATGTACTTGCTGTTGCGTCTGCTGCTGTATCTGTTGCCGTTGTTGGTAGTGGGTTATACGTATACGTCAATCGCACATCCATCATTGATGGAGTTAAATCTCAGATTATGGAATCAGTTACTGGATCTCTTGGTGGTCTTGGAGGAATGGGTGAAGGTTCACTTCCTTTAGGCACTCCTGACCTTGCACCTCCTGCTGATTCAGCTGCAGTTCCTCCTGTTGGTGGTGGTTTAGGAGTTTCAAATTTCTAAATAAGAAATAGTTATTCTATTTCCTCATGGCTGAAGTTCGTAGCGATGTAAAAGAAGAAAAAAAGGGAGAAAAGAAAGGTGTCTTTGGTAAAGTAAAAGATGCCATTCTTCCCGATGCTGATGAGCAAGCAGCAATCATAAGCACAGCAGTTAGAATAGCCGTGCTTGCCTGGTCGGGTGGAATTTTGACTTTAAATTATGTGGCCATACCTGGTGTTCCCCAACAGAAAATAGATCCAACATTTATAGCTTCGGTTTTTACAGGGGTTCTGGCTAGCTTTGGGATCCAAACCGCATCTAAGAAAGGTGATGGAACAATGAAGATGGATAAGAATGGTAATGCAATTAATGGTAATGGTGGTGGCATCAGCAAAAAGGATCTTGAGATGTTAATTGAAAAGGCATCACAGACTGGGCCTACTCAAACAATTAAAATTGAGCAAGCACCTATTAGGATAAGTACTGTTGATGACAAAACAGAACCATTTAAAATGTAATTAAGGAGGTAAATTATGTCTTGTAACGATCACGAGAAAATGAATCCAGTTTCACATGCTGTATATCATGTGAAGGAATGGGATAAGAAAATGGCAAAGAAGATACAGAACAAGTTTGACTTGACTGATTATCAAATGCTTTGTCTTGCCTTTGCTAAAGGATTTGTTATTGGTGCTATTCTTCTTTAATGAAAGAAACTAAATGGTCAGCACAAATTTTACTTAACTCAAACAGATTAACAAAGGTGGAATTTATATCACCATCTAATCTAAGAGAGGATGCTGAACAGAGATGTAAAGCATTGTATGGGGTATCTGATGTTCGTCAATTGAAAAGAGAATGGAACTGACTGAAGAAAATGTAATCAAAGTTCTGGAAGAACTTCTTCCTTATATTGAAGCAGATGGTGGATCTCTTCAACTTGTAGAGATAGAAGAGGAAACAGGGTATGTTAAGGTAAGACTTGGTGGTGCGTGTGAGACATGTGCTATGAGTGTTATGACATTGAAGCAAGGTATAGAAAAGAAACTAATGATGGAGATACCAGATGTGGTAGCAGTTATTCAGGTTCTCTAACAGAGTCAGTAAGTCAACACACAAATAGGTATTTTTTACTACTTTATGCTATAAATATTTGATAGTATGGGATTGAAAGAATCATGCCCCTAACGTCACAAAGACATTACACAGTCGGTTATCACGATAATCAACATCATCATCATGAGATATGTGAGTATGCAATGAATGCATACGATGCAATACAACATAGTAAAGAGGATGTTTCCTATCTAAGGGAGCATCCTCATTTTATTGATTACTGCACCAGCGAAGAGGTAAATAATATCTCTCGTTTCATGGCAGCAGGTATTCCAATGGGTCATTAATCATGACATCTATAACAAAAAACAAGCACGAGATCATGTGGTGGATGAGTAGACTTACCATCATGGGAGTATCTTTATCACTAGCAGTAACACTTGCAGCACAAGCATGGGTGTAGTATAACTAGTAGTAGTTATTGAGAATGTATGCTATCAACACAATATCGTTTGCGTCTAGAAGCAATTTGTAAAGACATTGCTGCTGGAACAGAGGTTAGTCTGGATGATATGATCTGGGCTAACAAACTAGCAAAAGCAAATACTGCTGCTAGAGGTATGTTGAACACGGCAAGAAAGATGAATACAGATCCTACAGATTCTTTTCTGAATGAGTTGAATATTGGAGACCCCGATCCAACTCAACATCGTAGGGGTTTCGGAGATCCACAGGATGTTGTGGATTGGTTTCATCAAGAACGATCAGATGACTGGAGGCAAAGGGATTGAGTGAAGTAGTACACTCTGTTAATATAATGATTGCTATCCTATTAGTCGCTGTAGGAATTGCAATTTACTACATATTCATGTATGATACTTGGTATCCTAATGAGCAAGTCGGTGAAGATAGCAGTCTTGGAGACACAAGTGGAGAGACTTCTGGAGAAGCAAAAGGAATTGACTGAGAGAGTTCGTGCAAATGAGAAAGTAGTTGCTGCTATAGGTCTGTTTGGATCTGTGGCGGTTGCTTTTATTGGAGCAGGATATTTTGCACCTAAAGCAGAAGCACACATGGGTCATGATATTCCTACATGGCCTACCGCAGGTGAAATGATTGAGGCAATAAGAGAAGAGGAAGCAAGAAAGAATAGAAACTCTATAGATGAGATGCTAAATAGTGCTTTAGAAGATATGGAGTTCGATTATGGGAGCAATGACCCCACCGAGTCGGAAGAGTTGTTACAACTTCCGAGTGACAGAGATTAACCGTGTTCTTGACGGGGATACTATTGATGTCACCATTGATCTTGGGTTTGACTTATTCAAGAAAGAAAGAGTTAGAGTTGCAGGAGTTGATACGCCAGAGAAGAGAACAAGAAACTTGGAAGAGAAGGCATTGGGAATAGATGCTACCAATTGGTTGAAACAAAAATTAGAAGATACTATTGCAGGTGATGGAGATGAACTCACTGTTAGAACAGAACTTGTCGGTGGCACTGGGAAGTATGGTCGCCTTCTTGGTTGGCTCTATATTAACGAGGATACTGTTTCATTGAATGAGCAGATGATTACCGAAGGATATGCTCATGCTTATGATGGTGGAACCAAGGATATGAACCTTGAGAAACTACGTGAGATACGTAGATCATTCGGAACACTAGTAGAATAATGGACATACAAAAGGTTGCTAGTACAGGAACAGCAGTTGCCGTAATAGGTGGTGGTTCCATATTTGGTGGCAATTTTGCACTTGATCAAGCAACTGGTGGCCCAGAGAAAAGAATCAGAGCAAAACAATCCGAACTTCAACTCATAGTAAGAGAAGAAGTTCGTAGTGCTCTAGCAGAGATGCTTCCCAAATCAACAGGTGGTGTCATGAGAGTAGATCAACCAGGCAATTATCGTGAACAAGTCCCACAACAGTAAAGATAAGGTTATAAATCTTATAAAGATTGTAATCTTATTTCAGTTAGGAATAGTAGGATCAACAATAATTGGGTGTTTTACTCTCAAACAATGTGATTCTGATACTAAGCAACACATTGCTAATATGATGACTGTTATAACTACTTCTACATTCGCATTATACGCAGCAGAAAAATGAAAAATTTACCAATACCATTACTCACATTCTTAGCAGCACAAGTAGGTGCAGCAGTTTGGTGGGGTGCTCAAATAGATGCCAAGGTAAAACTTGTTGAAGAGAATAGGAGATACATCCAAGAGGTTGTAATTCCTTCTTATGAGATTAGTGATAACTGGGATAACCCACACTATAACAACTGGTTAAAAGCAGGTGGTTGGAAAGACTAATGCATCCTAACGGTTACACTAAGGAGATGATCAAAGAGATCTTAGGATCCTCTTGGCCTACTATGCCTGAAGATCATGAGACTGGTAATCAGATGAGAAGAAGAAAGGGTAGGGAGATGAGAGAAGGGAAAAGACCTTATCCCACATACCCTGCAAAGAAGGTAGGTTCAAACTTTGATGAGAATGGAAAATATATTTACCCAGAGAATGCAGGATTTAATTATATGGAGAGACTGGATCCTAATTCTGAATGGGGTGGTAAAGTATCTTAGTTATTTCTTTTTCTTATTATTCTTTGCAAAGTTAATTCCAGTAAGACCTTTTTTCACACGATATTCATTTGTTCTTATTTCAGACTGAGTAGGTCTGTAAGGAGTCTTACCAAGTGCCTTATTAACTTTACCTAATATCTGTTTGATTACAGGTTTAAAAACCCTTAGTAGTAAATCTGCTAGGGGTTTTGCTAATAGAGCAGATGCACCAGCCACTGCTGCGATTGATGCAGTAGTCATTGCAACCTGTGCAGAGGGTAGGTATTGTTCTGCTATATTAATATCTTCATATAATTCTACACATACCCATGTTCCTTGTGGTGTCTTTTGTAATTCATGACCAACCACTTTTTCTTTTTCGCTAGGCCCTACTGCACCAATACGTAATGATTGTGGGCCAGGGCATTCTATTTCTTCTTTTGTTTTAGGTATCTCTGGTGTTTCTGGTGTGTTTAGATCTGGTTCGGGTGGTGGTGCAACAGGAGGTGCTTTAGATTCATAAGTTATAGTTAATTGATCTGGTTCATAATTCATTGCATCATAAGAAGGATATGATCCGTCAGGGCAAAGTGTCATTGCATTTTTGGCATCATTCTCAACAAGATCTTTATCGAATGGAATACCAGTTTTATGTTGTTTATTATCTTTATGTGCCTTTACACAACCAGGTATATCCACAACAGGATTACCAATATTAATTACCACTGGTGGAATTAAGTAATCAACATTAGGTTGTACGGTCATCCAATTTGGAACATACACGTTTGGAATAGTAGTTTCTTGAATATTAATTTCTCTTGTATCAATATTTCTTATTCTAGGTATGGTCATTAGTCTTTAATGTTACCAATAGAGAATGTTCCTAAATCATCTGCAGTTCCATTTACTTCAACTTTAACTTTTTCTATAGGAGGTTCTACTTTAATTTCTTGAGGAACATTAGAAG